GTGGCAATGCGTTCCGCAGGGTCGGCAAGGAGCGGCTGCCAATCATTCATATTCGAGGCGTCTCGGCGTTCGGGGCATACGTCAAGAACAAGTTCACGAAGCCGCAAATCAAGCGAATCAACGACGAGCTGCGAAAGCAGATGGAACGACGAATCAAACTCAACATTCTTCGGGCTGAAGGGCTCGTGTCGAAATAGGAAAACACAATGCCACTGCTCAGACGCAAAGCCGTATTCGCTGCCAAGGTTGAGGCCACTGTTGGGACTGCTGAATCACTCACGGGAACAGAAGCCGCATTCAATGCGGAAGGGTTTGACATTCAGCCGAGCGTCGCGGTAACACGACGTGAAGGCCAGGGAGGGTTTAACTATCTTCCGGGAATTCCCGAGGGAATGCAGGGCACATGCACGGTTCGATTTGGGATGAGCTACAACGGCACCGACATCCCGTCATGGGCGTCCGTATTGCTGCCAGCCTGCGGCTGGGTTGAAACAGCGGGTGTGTTCTCTCCAGTAACAGCGGGGCCAAGTGCGGCGGGAACTGTCAAGACGCTTACAATTGGCCACTACAAGGACGGAAAGCGTCAACTGCTGTCGGGCGCAATGGGAACATGGAAGATCATCGCAGAGACCGGCAAGGCGGCAATGATCGAGTTTACGTTCACTGGCAAATACTCCAGCAACGAAACCGACACGGCAATTCTTTCGCCGACATATCCGAGCGTTCTTCCGCTGCGAGTTGCGGCCGGTGCGTTGACATGGAACTCAGTTGCACTCTGTACCAGTTCAGTCGAAATCGACGCTGGCAACTCCGTCATTATGCGGGAATGCGTCAACGCATCCGATCGCAGCGGGTACGTGTCTGCCATTGTCACGAATCGTGCCCCGGTCATCACGGCAGATCCAGAGTCGGTGCTCGTGGCAACGCAAGATCGCGATGCTAAGTGGCTCACCAGTACCCCAGAAGCGTTCTCGTTGCAAATCGGAGCGTCTGGAACATCGATCACGATTGCAGCCCCAGAGGCTCAATTGGAGAACAAGCAGCAGGGCAATCGAAGCGACATGCTGACCGACGATCTGACCTGGCTGTGTACTGCGGGCAGTTCTGCAGATACAGAACTCACTATCACTTTTGATTGATCACAAACAAATGGCGAAACGAAGTTTAAGGCCCGGCGATATCGTCCGCGTAGCACTTGGTGAAGAATCACTAGGCGACAAGCGGCCGGTTTTGATTTGTCGAGTACCAAACATTCCACAATCGAAACAGATCGTGTCATGTGCAAACGTCAAAGACAAATCGTTTGATGAACAGATTGATTCGCTTGTAGAGCTTGCTGGCGTCTTCGTCACTGGATGGGAAAACATCCCCGATCCAAACACTGAAGGTGCGATGCTGCGGTTCAGTATTGAAAACATTCCGCTTGGAATTGGGTTTGGCGAACTGATTGAGCTGTCAGGAATTGCGGTTGAGACGTTTTTGCCATCTACCGACGATAAAAAAAAATCCGAGTCGCAGCCCTCGTGCGATGCGGTGAACTCTGTAAGTCCTGCGTAGGCCGATGCCGGGAAATCGTAACGCCAGAACAGCCCGCAGAGATTGAGTGTCCGGAATGCGGCGGTGAAGGCAAAGACTGTAAGCACTGCGATGACGGATGGTTTGAGGTCAATCAATGCCCGATGAAGTTTATAGGGCCGGAACTCAACAGTGATATTCAGATCATAACAGCAAGTGAACACCATTTGCCGGTTGTCGGTGGAATTCTTGATCAGTCGGCGTGGTGGTTCGAGCTGAGAAGCATCCTGCGAAGTGAAGAGTATCGAGTCGAAAGCGAACGAGACAAAAGGCGGAATTTGTGAGCAACGGCATCGATTTTGTCATCGGCGGAAAGAATCAGGCACAGCCTGCAATGACCGCCGTCGAAAAATCTCTCCAGCGTCTTGAGCAAAAGACTGACTCGGTCGGAAAGTCTACGCAACGACTGGCAGCCGTCACAGGAGCACTAACAACGGTCTATGTTGCTGTAAAGGCAGCACTGGCGGCATTAGGCGGGCTCAACCGAATCAACGCAGCCTATGACGCACAGACAGAGTCGGTCAAGAGGCTGAACTCCGCGTTGCAGATTCGCGGAGCAGCCGAAGCATCAAAGGGAATGCAGGACGTCGCTAAGTCAATCGAGAAGATGACCGGCGTTTCTGACAATGCGGCCATTGCACTGATGCAGCAGGCGTCAGGGATGGGGTTTGCAACCGGCAAAATGGATGATGCAGCCAAGGCCGCTATCGGGCTCGGCAACGCAATGGGCAAAGATGCAGCCGCGTCAATGGGCGATTTGAAATCAGCCCTCGAAGGGAACTTCGACGCATTTTACGCTGTCAACCCGCAAATCATGTACATGCGGACGAATCAGGAGCGACTTGCGGCCGTTATGGCGATTGCCAATCAGGGGCTCGCCCAACAGTCAAAAGACATGGGCACTGTTGCAGGCTCGGGCCGTCGTGCGGATTCCGCAATGTCAACGCTCATGGAATCGATCGGCAAAATCATTGCCCCGATTCGTGTGCTGATCAATGCAGGGCTTCAGCAGTTAGCGACGTCACTTGATTCGTTGCTTGTTCCGGCGGTCGATTACGCCACAAAGATTCTGGAGAACATTGGCCCGGTGATGGACTGGGTGAAAGAAAAAATCGTTGCGGCAATCAATGTGATTGTGGGTGCGTTTACCTTTATGGAAGTCATCGTCACGAATCTTGGAAGCGTCTGGGAGATAGCAAAAGCGGCGGCCGAACTGGCGATGATCACCATTTCCAAGGTGGTCATGCACGCCTTCACGCAGACCATTCCGGCCTATGTGACGTGGTTCGGCGAAAACTTCATCAACCTGATTCAAGACGCATTCAACGGCGTGATAACGATCATCACAAACGCCGGGCGAATCATCGGCGAAACAGTTTACCAGATCTTTGCGTTCATTGCGTCCGGAGGTGAAGGCGGAATCGATGGGCTGATGAAAGGGCTGGGGGAGGCGGCAAGTATCAGCCTGCTCGATGGCTTCAAATCTCAACTGACATCACTGCCAGAGATCGCCGAACGCCAGTTGACTCAACGGGAAAAGGATCTTGCTGAAAAAATCGGGGCTGTTGGCGGGCGTCTCGGCGAAGAGTTCTCAAACAAGATGCGTGACAGAATGCTGGGCGTCGGCTCTACGCTTTCCACCGAAGTGCAGAACGCGGCAAGCAGCATTGACCTGAAAATGAGGCCGTCCGTTCTGATGCAGGGAACGCCGGTCACTGAAGGGCGATTGCTGACGCGCGGCCCGGGAATGCGGCTGCCGGATCAGATGCAGGAAATCATTCGGCTGCTCAAAGATCCGCCACCACCGAAACCGCCAAAGGCAAAAATCCTCGTGCAGCTCGATCGAGATCAAATGAAGGTCTGGGATGACGTTCGCCAGAACACCGCCAACACGATGCAGATGGAGGCAATTGTCTGATGGCAGTTCTTGACGCGACACAAATGTGGAGCCGCGAAGGCGGTACAGGAACATCCGAAAAATACGATAACTTTGCGACGACATACAGCCACACATCGGCATATTTTGTCACTCATGCTGTCGACGATAATGCGGAAGTTATCAAGGAAACGTCGTTGCTTCCGGCGTACAGATCGCGATACGCTCCAACGGTTGATTCATTTTTGAAAACAAAGTCGGTCGAAAAAGTCGGGCCGATATCGTCAATCGTAACGCTGAATTACGAGGGGCAACGATTTGACGCAACCGTTGACATCGAATGGTCGGACTCAACATCAACGGAACCAATTGACCGCGACTATGACGGAGAGGCGATTGTCACGGCTTGCAAAGAGCAGGTCGAAGGGCTAACGATGGAGATATCAGACCCCGTCGCAGTCATTCGCCGCAAGTTCTTTACCTTCAATGCCTACGCTATTGCAGCCTATCGGCACGCGACGAACTCGGACACGTTTCTCGGATGGCCACCAGGTACGGCACGAATCGTCGGCTACTCTGCCAAGAATCAATTCAAGTTTGGCCTGCCTCTCGAGCAATGGGACGTGACAGCACGAATTCAGTTTCGCCTGCCTTTGATGGGTGCGACGTCTGCTCAGGCGTGGTACAAGCGTTGGCGTCACGAGGGGCTGTTGATCAACGGTTCTGCAACTCCGGATGCCAGTGTGTTGCCAGTGCGGGCGCGTGATGTAAACGGGCAGGAAGTAACGAAGCCAGTTTTGCTTAAGCTGAACGGAACGCAAGAGACAGACCCAAACGCGGCTATCTGGAAATACACGCAGATCTATAACGCATTGCCATATTCAGCATTGGGGCTTTTGTAATGTCGAACTCATTCAAGTTTACATCGCAACTTCAATTTTCACGCAGCAGCGTGGTGGTTGACAATCCCCCTATGAAAGTCGTGGAAAAAACGACGACATCGGAATTGAAAACGCAAAACGTGCAGGTTGTCGGAACGACTCACGAGGTCATCGCAGCCGGTGACGTCACTGACAGTGCGGCATGTCGGATTGAAAACCTGCACGCCACAGCAATCATTTCTGTCGGCGGTGACTCGGGCGGATCCTTCGTAAAATGGTTCGACGTTCCGCCCGGTGAGGTGGCTTATCTTCCAATCGTTGGAACATTGGCATCGACGTATCTTGATTCTGACACAGCGTCAACTCCTGTTCAGGTCACGTTAATCAAGAGAGTCGCATAATGGAGCCAATCGGCGTTCTGCCTGTGGAAAAAATGCGGGACATGTACCAGTGGTACTTGTCGCAGCTGCAATTGCCATCACAGCAAACGAAGAACTACCATCAACGCAGAACGATTGACGAGCCATCTCCTCACCGCGTATTCGTCTACAACACTGGAGACGAGGTCATTCCGCCATATGCCTGCATGAGAGTTACGGGAACGCGAAACATTCACAACGTCACTGCGATCGACGTTGAAAAGCCTACGACCACGACGGGCGAATTTCTTTTCAATTCTCAGTTTCCGATTGCGGTTCCGTCGTCAACGGACCCCGGAGTAGGATGGGCGTTTCGGTTCGGCGTTGTGATCATGCTTGGAAGTGATCCAAGCGAGCCGGGAGCAGAGTATCTCCCAATCGTGGATTCATGGGAAATTGAAGAAGGCTCAGGGCCGTTCGTCGTTTACGGGCATCATCGGGCCAACGAAACAACAGATGACCGGGCATTGATCGGCCGGTTTGTCGGCAGCGGTGCAGGTGGCAGTCGCTGGGGGTTGGTCACAGCGTCGCTTGGATGCGGATGGTATACGGTCGAACTCGGCACGCTGGACGGCATAGAGGAAGCGTCTGGGAGCGGAACGACGTGTGATCCGTGCGGAAATGTCAGTGGGGCTGGGACGTCAGGATGTGAACTTACGTTGGAATATCCGAATCCTCGTGTCACTGGTATCGGAATTTCTGTCACGGCTTACGACCCGACATCCATATTGATTCCGCTGCGTGCTGGTTCTGATTGCGTGGTGACGAAAATGCAAGGTTCTGAACCGCCAGCGTCTGGTTCTGGCTCCGGCTCATCATCGCAAACATGGTCTGTTCGCGGGATGCAGGAACACATTGTGCAGTTTAAAGAACGATGGGATTGCTGTGCCCCCGATGGGCCGCCAGTGTTAAAGGGGAAAACGCCAATTGTTTTTGTCGGAAAAGAATGCGAAGAAATTCTCTGCGAAGAGTGTCCAGCCTAAGGAGCTTCCAAAATGGGCGGGCTGTTTGGACCTCCTGAGTATTTGAAATGTTGCTGCGATGATGGGATAACCTGCGATCCGTGTCCTGAAGGCACAATTTATCCGTGGCTTGTTGATGTGAGTTTTCCGGGAATTGGCGTTACAGTTCAGGCCGCGAACGAATTAGACCCGGAGGAAGATGGGCAAACGACGTTTCTGTATCGTGTGGAGGGGTCCTACGACGGTTACAGTTTTCAGTGCCTGTTCGGAGAATGCGAAACTTCGATCTCGATTATTCGCGATAGCGACAGTGTTGCGATTTGCATCGGCGGCGGGGCAACAACGATGACGTCCTCTTCCTGCCCTCCTGATCCGCTAATTTTGGTCTACACGATAGTCTGTAGCGGTGGCGGATCAATCTCGGTTGTAATAACGGGGTGAGTCCATGCGTGAAATCATGCTTGTGTGTGTGGCGTTAGCGATCGCGGTTTTGGTCACAATGTTCAAGCCAGCAATGACGGCCGGATTTTTGAAGAGTGAACAAGAGAAAGCCGAACAGGCGATGGAACACGAAATCGAAAAGGCGAAGAAGACAATTGAGGAAAACAAGGGCAAGGAATGAGATCGACGCTCACAATGACCCCTGCGGAAAAGCTTGCCTATGCTGCAGAGATCGTGCAGGCCGTCAACGCGAAGAAAAGACGATCGGCGAAACCAGAAGTGTCGACAGTCGGCACGCAAATACGTGAAATCATTGAGCAAGAAATAGGCCGCAAGCTGGGCTGTCCGGATTGCCTCGGATACCTGACAAAGCTTAACACGCACAAGACGCACGACCACGACGCAATCGTAAAACATCTGTCGTCACAGTTTCCGTGGCCTTCGTGGTGGCGAGAAAAGAACACGCGCAGGCGTGAAGCAATATCGTTGCTGATTTCTCCGGTTGTTGCAGCTCCAAAAGTGGTTGCTGCTGCCGTTGTCAACTACCCGCTAAAATTCGTCACAACGGTTCAGGTTGCAGTCAGGATTGCAAAGCGAATCACCCCACGTTGGCAAGAAACAATTCAGAGTATTGTCAATGCCGGGTTTCCGGTCGTGAAGACATATTGCGAACCTGACTCGGGCGTAACTGGCGATGTTGTGTGGCCGACGAAAAAAGGTCCAATTGAATCATTCAAGGCCATGTGTCTCGATTTGCTTGCGACGACGGATGCGGAATGGTGCCTACTGTGCGAGGACGACATCGCAGTATCGTCGCACGCTGCGGATTATGTCCGAACGTTCGACCTGACAAACGAGGTGCTTTCCCTCTACACGTCAGGAACTCGACAGCAAGAAAAGCCGCAATGGTCGAAGATTCGATTGCCTTTAATTGGCTCGCTTGCGTTGCTTATGCGACGCTCAACACTGCAGGCCATCACTCAGGCTTCGCAGTGGGCGAACTGGCAAAAAACGGATTGCGTCGATCAGTTGGTTCACCGGGCCTGTGCAGAAAAGGATATTCCCGTCCTGACTCACAATCCCTCGCTGGTGCAGCATACTGGCGACACAGCGGCAATCTATGCCAGTCGACAACTGACGGCGAATCGGGTAGCGAAAGACTGGACGCAAGCAGGTCCGTGGAATCCGCCAAAAATCACCGTTATCACGCCAACGGGAGACAGGCCGGAAGCGTTTGCGTTGTGCGAACAATGGATGAACCAGCAAACGTACACGGGCCAGATTCAGTGGATCGTTGTCGATGATGGAGCTAAGCCCACTATCTGCACAATGGGGCAGCAGTACCTTCGAGAACGCCCAATGCCACATCATTCGCTCTGCAGGAATTTGAGGGCGGCGATTCCTCACATTCATGGCGAGTGCATTTTCGTCGTGGAGGATGACGATTACTACGCGCCGCACTATCTGTCGACGATGGTCGGCCGACTTCAGCGGGCAGATCTTGTCGGCGAATTCGGGGCGAAATATTACTACTTGCGGCACAAATTATATCGGCACAATCACCAGTCCGAGCATCACGCGAGCCTTTGTCGAACGGGCATGACGCGGGCTGTGTTGGGAACGCTGGAGCGATGTGCTCAGGGCTGGCATCCTTCCGTTGATTTACGTTTGTGGCGAGCGTGGAAGGGTAGCACATTCACCTGGCGGGATTCGGAAGGAACTCAGTCACTGTGCGTCGGAATGAAAGGTGTCGAAGGTCGGCAGTCTCGAGGATGGAAGCCATCACGGAACGCGGTTGCTGATGCGGACCTTCAGACGCTTTGCAGGTGGGTCGGCGAAGAGGCTGCAAAGATTTATCGAAACATGATGAAGCATAGTTACGGCCCGGAGTCGAGTGGATAAATAACGCGACTCACCAACGCAGTCTGGGAAGGGCCAACTCGATCGGGTTGGCTCGCTGCGTTTTACAAGGCAAAAACACGATTTTCAAAAATCTTCTCAATAATCCATTAAGTGCATATTGACAAGCTACACGTAAGGCAATAGAGTTCCCGCGTCGACGCGAACGACACAAACCAGACGCGGGCGTGACTCAACACGAAGTTAAAAATGAGCTGTTGGTCTCCCCTACAGTCAGAGAGGGATGACAGTCGACCGCTAAAAGGCACAAAAGGGCCGCTCAGAAATGGGTGGCCTTTTTTATTTGCGTTTCAACCAGCTGCGAGCCGTTCCGCCGTCATGCTCACCAGTCCTTGTGCGGACGGATCCAGACGGCGGTATGCCGACAGAAGGCTGTCTTCAGACGACTGAGCAGCGCCAAACGACTGCGGAACTCTTACCCGGTCCATTGCTGCGGTCAGGATCTCCAAGGCCGGTACGTAATGTGACACAGAATAAGCCGTTGTAATCGGACACACGATGACGCTGCGAAATGAGATTGGTGTTTTTATCATGCAATTGTCATCGAAAAATATTTTGAAGATCTGTTGACAAAGTTTTTAATTGCCGCAAGACTGTCCGCACGTTGGTGCAAGCGACGTCAAAAACAAAATAGACCGGGCAACCGGATATTCAAAGGCTCGTTAAACTGCTTGCACCAGTTCGACGGGCCTTTTTTCGTGCAACGTGGTGTTGATCTGCGATCCGCGGAGCAGCACGGAGGTGTGCAAAATGAACACTCGGATATTGCGAGAACCGTTCATTGTGACGGATTCTATACGCATTCGCTTTGCCTCAAAGACAGTTACCGAAAGGTCCGGCTGCATTGAGTGGACCGGGGCAATCAATCCAAACGGGTACGGAAAAGTAAGGATATCCGGCCAAATCATGGATGCTCATATTGGCTCGTGGCGAATTGCAAACGGAGGCCAGCCTGTTCCAGTCGGATCCGTTGTTATGCACTCCTGCGACAATCGCAAGTGCGTCAATCCTGATCACTTATCGTGCGGAACATCATCTGACAACATGGTCGATTGTCGCGATAAAAACCGGCTGCATGTACGGCGCGGTGAGCAAGTTTCCGCAGCAGTCCTTACGGAAGAAATAGTCCGGGAAATACGCGAGGCGTGGCAACGGTCCGGTATGAGCCAAAGAAAAGTGGCAGCACAATTTAAGCTTGGGTATTCGGTGGTTCGAGCCGCACTTGAAGGCCGCACATGGAAGCACGTCACATCGGAGGTCACCAGATGAGCCTTCCAGTAAACGAAATAATTTGTGGCGATAACGTCGCAACACTCACAACATTTCCAGACTCCTGCATTGACTTGGTTGTCACGTCACCACCTTACGACAACCTGCGAACCTACGGCGGGCATTCATGGGACTTTGAAGGCGTTGCTCAGCAGTTGTGGCGAGTCATTAAGACTGGTGGCGTTGTCGTCTGGAATGTCAATGATGAAACAATTGATGGAAGTGAGTCCGGAAGCAGTTTTAGGCAAGCGTTACGGTTTATTGACATAGGGTTTCGCCTGCACGACACGATGATTTACCTGAAGCACGGCTTTTCGTTTCCTGATCACGTTAGGTGCCACCAAGTTTTTGAGTACATGTTTTGTTTTAGCAAAGGCGATGTGAAAACATTCAATCAAATCAAAGACAGAAAAACAGTAACTGGCGGTAAGCCACTAGGAGGCGATTACAAGCGAGACGCTACAGGAAAGTCAGTGATGAGGCTTGGCAGCGACAATCGAGGTCTTCGCGAAGAATTTGGCGGTCGAACTAATGTTTGGGCAATCGCTGCTGGCGGAGCTAATTCATCTGAAGATGCTGTCGCGTTCAAGCATCCGGCAATATTTCCTGAAGCATTGGCACGCGATCATATATTGTCGTGGTCCAACGAAGGCGACGTTGTCATCGATCCGTTTTCCGGCTCCGGCACAACCGCAAAGATGGCTCGTTTAATGGGCCGCAAATACATCGGCATTGAGATCAATCCCGAGTATTGCGAGATAGCAAAAGAACGCCTGCGTCAGAAAGTGTTGAACTTTGAGGAGGCCACCCGATGAGCCTGACAACATTCGACGATCTCGACATAGAGGCGTTGACCGAGGCAGCGAAAGAGGCGTTTGAGGAAGTCACATGGTCTCTTGAAAAGACCCTGACTCACGCCACCAACTTTGGCCGAATCCTTTCTTCAGTTAGAAAGAAGATCCCGCACGGCGAATGGTGCGGATGGGTTCAAGAGACGTTCGGCGACACGATGTCTCTTCGGAAAATTCAACGATACATGCAAATCGCAAATGCGTCTGATCAGACGCTTTTGGAAGGCGCGAAGACGATTGACGAGGCTCTTGAGCGAATTTCAGAGCCAAAGCCTCGCAAGGCATCGGTCGAAGTTGTTGATCCGATAGAAGTCAAATCATCGCCAGTAGAGCCACGCGAACCAAAGCCAGCCAGCAATCCACGCAGCGATGCAGCCCCACGAAACAGCAAGCCAGCCGCGCCTGAATTCGATCTGGGCGGAAGCCTGGACGAACACCGCAGTGCCATCCTTGAGATGGCTGGCGATTACCACGCAGCAAAGCAAACGAAGCACTTCATCGTGATGCTGCGAAAAGTTGCTGCTGATTTGGAGGTAACGACACCATGAGCAACCCCGACGAAAGCGGCTCCGCCTTCCCAGAAACACGCCCTGGCGGATACGGCACAACAGCAGGGCTGACGAAACGCGAGTACTTCGCTGCGGCCGCACTGACTGGCCTGATTCGTCAGGTGAACATGCCTGACGAAGTGTACGCAAGGCATGCAGTAGCGATCGCAGACGCACTTCTGAAGCGACTGGAGGAAGCGTGACCCAACTCCTCCTCTTCACAGACACCCCCGCCCGCATCAGCCGCAAATCCGACCCGATCACTTCGCAGAAGTCAGCGGCGGAAACAGAACCACAACTGACCGGCCTGCAATCATGCTGCATGGTTGTTCTTGGTCGTGCATTGTCACCACTAACAGCCAATGAGATCGCATCCGAGTGCGTGCGTCAGTATGGCAAGTTGGCCGAGTCGTATCGCAAGAGATTGCACGAACTGGTTGAGATTGGCAAGGCGGTTGAGTGCGGAGAGAGAGCGTGCGAAGTGACCGGAAAATCAGCGATGACGTTTTCAGCGAAGGAGCAGCCATGACAGCAAACATTGGCAGACCGCAAAAGCGGACACCACCGATCCCGCCAGCAGGATCTCGGCTAACCGTGATCCGCTACATGTTTACAGTCTCCCAATGGGACAACGCAGGCGGGTATCAGGTTTGGCGATGTCGATGCTCGTGCGGAGAGATTGTCGACACTCATCGATCACGCATTCAAAGCGGCGGAACGAAATCATGCGGTTGCCTGCGTCGTGAGATGGCAAGAGAACGGATAAAAAAAGCGCAGGCTGCACATGTTGCGGCGGCACAGAAACGGAGACTGGCAAATGCTCAATAACTGTTTTGCATTCATGGTGCTTGCAATGCTCGGAATCTTTGCGGCTGGCGCTGCGGAGGTTGCCGCAGAGCGTAAAGAGCGAAAGCGAATCGAGCGTGAGATTCGCGAGAAGTACGGAAGGACTTATTAACTGTTATTGAGGTGAACTGTGAGTAACGAAACAAGATTCGGTGCTGTTGTTGAGATTCGTGACGCTGGCCTGATCGTCAATTTCTGGTCATACGAGGACAAGTACAAAGCGAGAGACGCTGCACACGACAAGGCTAAGGAATCGCCCGGAACACTGTTTGTCGTAATGGACACTGACGAGGCATATCGCGCAGAGCCGGTTGTGCGACCTGTTTACCTGTCGTTTCCTGTGAAGCCAGCAACGACCGTGGCCCCATCTGCCGACCCAGCGTTTGATGAAATTTGAATCACTAACCGGTCAGCTCAAGGGGGCACCGGATTTTGCGAAGTGGGCGGGGAAGCCGGATTGCCATCTCGGATCAAAAGACATCGGCTTGACAGCTCGGAGAGACGGGCGTTGATTGGCGGCGTGGACAGTGACACGCTGATGACCCTAAGACTGGCAGTGATTGAGTTTCTTCGCAGCTTTCGGGCCGCTTACGTAGCAATCACTAGAGGGGTGTATGCCGTGACTTGTCCGGCTGGAACCAGTTAAGCAGGTGTGATTCCTGCCCAATCAATTTTTGTATCTCCCTCAGAGCCTGGCCTATCGACTTGGATGACGACGGCTGGCCCCCGCAAGCCATTAAGGCTGGTCAGGCTCTGATTTGTACTCCTGCGAACAGTCACATGCGGTCCGGCGTTTTTAGCAGTCACGTCGGGACTGTTCGCAGGTTTTCTATTTAATCATGGAGGTGTGCCATTTTAGTGCTCAGCCGGAAAACTGA